TAATCAACTTTATGTTGTTTTCAAGTTCAGCAGGTATATCTCCTTTTAATGATTTAATAGCACCAATTATTGCTCTACTATCAGTAGATGTTGTTGCAATATCAATAGCTGATTTTACTCTTAAAAAGTTAGATTCATCAGCTTCTCCCATTTGGAATACTTTACCATTGTAATCAAAATCTGCATATAGTTTATCTAGCAAAACTTGTCTAAATACACGTCTTTTTTGATGTTTAGCGTCATCTAGTGTAATTATATTTTCTTCAACTAACTCTTTTAAGGTTTTATTTACAACCTTATCATCTACTATTTTTTGATAGTTTTTATCATAAGTAATTACTCGATTGTCAATTATAATCTGATTGTCTTCGAGAATTAATTGTCCTCTTTTAACTTTTTCAACCTCAGTAGCTTCTCTAATAGTGTTAGTTTTGCTATCATATGTTATATAAAAAGGTAATACATCTCCTCTGTATTCAATAGCATTTTCTCCTAACACCTCTTTATAATTTTTAATTTTGTCTGTACGTGTTGCTAAGACTAATGAATTACCTTTTATCGCCTCTATTTTATCTACATAATAATACATAAATTACCTCCTTATCCAATTCTAATCCACATATTAACAGCATAATAGGCTGGTGTAACATCAAAAGCACTACCGCTACCATTATATCCTATACTTGCATTGTGTGTATGGTTACCATTTCCATAAATTCCAGGTTGTGCTACTCCTGTATTTTCTCCTCCAGCAGGATATGATGTACCAGCGACAGCATTATGATTTCCCTCAACGTTTTGTACATCTTTACCATTACCACCATAAGGAAATCTCTCTCTATCTCCCCTCAATGGGTGTGTATGGGCTGGTTGTGTATGGGCGTGAGCGTCTTGAACGTGCGTATGATAACCATTTTCGCCAATCCATATGCTGTGATTATGTGATGGTAAATTTGCTACACTTAATGTTTTTGCATTACTTCCACCCATTGTTTTAGGTGCTTCTCCACTATTAGTTGCTTTTAAAAATCTACCCTCTAATTTAGTCCAACTCGTACCACTCCATAAGTCAGCTGGATTAGCTGTATTAGTTGTAACATAAACATCTCCAACCTTATAAGGGCATAAATCTAAACTTCTAATTTTTTGTGTTAAATCATCATACAATGCTTTTAATGCTTTAGCTGTACCTAATAAATTAGTGTTATCTAAATTATAATCATCTGTTTTATCTAAGTTATATCCAGTCTTTTTTTCAAATGTATCTAACTCTTTTATTTTTCTATCTATCTTTTCAAAGTTCTCATTTTGGTCTTTTTCTACATTATAAAATTCGCTCTCTTCAGGTAGATATAAACCTAAATACTCTGTGTTTCTAGCCATCTTTACCCTCCTTAATCGTTAAAAATCCTAGTATCAAAAATTTGTTTATGAGTATATTTTTTCAACTCTCTATGGCTCAACTCGTGTTTATTAATTTGTCCGTGAGTGTTATATCTAAACTCAACTGTATAAGCTAAATGTGCTGGTTTTATAATATCTATTGTAGCTTTAAAATTATCTAAATTTTGTGGTACACCTACTATAGATGTAAATTTGATAGTAAAAGCATAATTAGGATTGTCTTCAATAACTTCAATCTCTCCATTGGTAAATGCTTTTGCAACCCTTGCTATCATTTCTTTTGTAGTTGTACCATAGCTTCTAAGTTTAGATATTATATTTTCTCTCCGTTCTTTAAGATTGCTTGTTGTATCTCCAACAGTTAGTCCAAAAATACGCTCCCATATTGGTAAACTCCAAGTAGCTGTGTAGATAAAGAATTGTTTTAAAACTTCATTAGACATAATATCCAGTTCATCTAACTGTAAATCTATCGCATTTTGTAGTTCTTCAATCTCAACTATATCTCTATAGTATTTAGGCATATGTTGCATTAATCTTTCGACTTTCAACTATACCACCTCTTTAATCAATGATATGCTTGATAATTTTGGTATTTCTTCTTCTCCTAATGGAATATTTATTGCACCACCATCTACAAGCAAATTATCATAATCATTAACACCATCTACAGATAATAATAGATTACCTAATTGAGCATAACTTACATAATCTTGTTTAAACCCTACTTTTCTAAAATATTCTCTTATCTGATTTTCAAATTCACTCTTTACTTCTTCAAAATCAATATTTTTTGATATTCTCACTTTACCAGTCAATGAGATTAATTTAGGTATGGCTGATTTAACAGTAACAGTCGCTCCAATAGGTCTAACTTCATCTAAATAATCCTTAACCCTCTTTAATAAAGGCTCATCAGCTTCTTCGATTGCACTATTAACAACAACCACTTTAACAGTACCATTACCAGCCCATAGTGGAAATACTTTAACTCCACCAACACCCTCAACCTCCATAGTCCACTTTTTATAGTGATAGATGTTTCCTGATGTTACAGGCTCTCTAACTTTAAAATAGTATCTCTCTCTTAACTCGTTATCACTTTCACCATCATATCCGTCCACTGTTTCGGCAGGGTTGTTGACTTCGTTTAGATTGGGTATCGTAATTGGAAAATTCACTATTGTATTTTTAGGTAGATTATAGATTTTACCAGTCTTTTCACTTTCAATTTTTACTTCAACTTCTCCACTAACTCCAATAGTTTTTTCTTCTGTTGTTAAGTAGATGTATGTATCACTAGCAACTTTTGTTCCAACTGGGATTATAGTATTAGGTGTACCTTTTATAACAACTTTACCTTTACTTTTAGTTGGTTGTTTTCTAAATACTCCAACCTCTTTACAAATATTATCTAAATATTCGTCCTCTGCTGTTTCAGCAAAAGAGTTTAAAAAGATATAATCTAATACATCTCTTATTTCTTCCATTTCAATAGATACAGGAGCAAGGTTATCATAAAATAATCCACCCTCACTCTTATCATAATCATCGTGAACGTTAGAGAGCATATCACTTAATATTTTTTTCCATTCTTTTTTTATTATCATAAGTACCCCTCCCATTCAAATGTCTTAAAATCTTTCAATGTTACTTCAAATTTAGTTTTTAAAGTATGTTTTTCAAGTTTTATTTCTAGTATATTAATTTCTAGTATTTGTTTGTTTTTCTTCATTGTTTCAATCAGTTCTCTCTCAAATTCTGAATATAATACAGGAGTTGGAAAACGTTGTCCTAATAAATTTGCTTTATATGTCATTCCATATTGATTGCTTCCATTCTCTTTATATATGTTCCATTTATATTTTTCAGTTAGTAAGACTTTCTCTATCCACATTCTAACTGCTCTCTCATCATCGGTTTTGATTAGTTTTCCGTTGCTTCTTAACATTCTTTTCTTTTGAAAATCTATCAAAAACGTCTTACCATTTGTATTTTTACTTTCATTAATTACATCTTTTGAATAATCTTCAAACTTTATTTTTGGTAATATTGCCATTCTAAACTCACCTCTGGAGCGTAGTTAAACACATCAACTACAAAAAATTTGTCTTCTTCAACATTTGGGATAACCAACACATACATACCCTCTTTTAAATTAAAAACAGTCTGTAATATGAATTTACCCTTATCTTTATTGTCTGTTTTACTTGAACTAGATTTGTATGAACCAGTATGTCCCGATATACTTAAATTAGTATGTCCTGCACTATCCTCCCCTCCACCTGTAGTATCCAAACCATTAATAGTACAATTACTTGATTTGTTACCTTGACTTTCAAAGTTTTTCATAGTACATTCAATTTCTAATCTATTTGTTATCGCATTTGAAAGATAGATTTTATCAGCGTCTATCACACCATATCCACTCAATAACTCAATAGAAATGTTAGGTAAAGGCTTCAATATCTTACCTAAAACAGCACCAATTGGAGATGGATTATCACGCTCTTTAAACTTCTCTGCTAAAGCAATATCCCAACTTTTTTTGTTATCACTCATCACTATACACCTCCAATTTAAGACTTATTTTGTGAATATGATTAGATATGGTATGATTACTCTCTTTTATCAAATATTCACCTTTCAAATTAAAAAGTGGTAAATTAATATCAATCACTCTACCACTCTTAACATTATCATCACCAAGCACATCAATACTAAAGTCCTCAGTGATTTTATTTAGTTTTTTCAATTCATTTTTTGCAACTAGATTAGCTTTACTAAATTCTTTTTCGTCCAGTGTTACTACTTCCTGTAATTTACCATATTTTTCAATACTTTTAGAGTCTTGTTCTTCTCCTATGGTACGTATAGCACCTTTATTTTCAGTTACAACAAGAACACTATTTTTCATATCAACGATAGATTTACTTAGTGATACTCCTCCAATGTTTTCGTTGATATTGATAAATTTATCTTTTTGAATTTCAAATGTACCAAACACTTTTATTTTTTGATAAGGCATAACTTTCAAAGTACCATTATTAAACTCAATAAAAAATTTCTTAGAGTTAAATTGAGAGCATTGCTCTATAATATCTTTTATTACCTCAGATACAGCTTTATCTTTATAGATTTTATCTATTTTAGTATCCAATCCACTAACTTCTACATCAATCCCAATTTCTTTACATAGAGATTTAACACAATCGTTACCAATCATCTTTTTAAATTGTTTGATTACAGTAGATTTATTCAAGTACCAAGCCATATCATATGCTGTGAATGATGTTATTTTTCCATTTGGTGTTTCACTCACAATGATAGCTTGTACCAATACTTCACCTTTAGCATTTAAAATCTGTATCGGGTCTCCTAAGGTAATATCATATAAAAACTCAAATTTCTTATCATATCTATTCATAGGTAATTCAAAATCAACCTCAACTCCCAAAGTATCAACTGTATCTCTCCACGTTAAATTACCAATAATCTCACTAACATCTTTATCTCTAATAATTACTTTATACATATCAACACCTACTTTTTAGGTTTTTTATTAGCATTACTTTTAACCTTGTTCTTTATTTTAGCTTTCTTATCAATATTAGTATTATCTTTAGTATTAGCGTTATTAGGTTTATTTGCTTCAACAGGAGCAGTTGTTTTGTTAGGTGGTATTATATATTCAGTAATATCTAAAGTGTATGGTACATCTCCTGCTCTATCCCGTAACGTATAACTAAAATTGTATCTACATAACATATTTAAGGTAACGCTAAATTTATCTATAATGATTACTCTTACAGGTAATTTTAAATCTCTATATTTTTCAAAAAACTTTATGTAATGTTTAGGCTCTCTGAAATTTAGAAAACTAACAAAACTATACAATTTACTAGGAAAAAAAGAGGAAAAAGAAAATCTCTTTAACCCCTTTCCTCCAATAAGATTTAATGTATTACCATCAATCGTTACAAAGTCTTCGTCCATTGTGTCACACGTTATAGGTTCAATCGCTTGTACCACTGGAATATTTATAATTTCCATTTGCCCCTCATTCTCTCCGATAAAAATTATTTTCATAATCATATCCTCCTACATATTTCCTAGCGTTGCTATAATTTTATTAGCTGTATATTCCGCATATTTTTCCATTTGTTCCTTTTCTCCAATAAAATTACCATCAACGTTGATGTTTATAGTAATACCCTTTGTCGTTTTATTATTTATTGCTTTTCCTTGCTCGTGAGATAAAATTTGTGTTCCAGCTGGCAGTATAGCTGTTTCATTTCTTCCACCCTCATTTATTCCTGTTACTCCACCTTTAAAATAAGCAGTACCTAGTGCGTGACGAGGGTTTTTAGCAATTGTAGTTGATGTTGTTCCACTCTTATTGCTTCCACCTATATTATCTGTTGTTTTTACCTCATTTATATTGACAGTCTTGTCTTCTATCTTAGTGTTATTCCAAAATTTCAACTTATCTATCAATCCGCCAAAGGCTTTTTTTGCGGTTTCGATTGGGTGTAAAACCATATCTAATGCTTTCATTAATCCGTCCCAAGCTGATTGGAATACTCCAGTTAGAAAATCTGTTACCTTATTAAAACCAGCTTTTAATTTGTCTAATGCACTTATAACTCCGTCCCATACAGCAGTAAAAATACCACCAACGATACTACAAACACCCAATATAATATCTTTTACATAATTAAATGCACCAACTAAACCATTCCATATATATTCAGCAAAACCTTTAATAGTATCCCAATTTTCTGTAATTACTCTTTTAAGGAATAAGAACAGATTAATCATCGCACCGATAGGATTTCCAAATTTAATTATATGTTTAAGCAGTTTTCCTAATGGGTTGTTATCTAATTTAGCCCATAATTCTTCTACTTTAGCTTTAAATTTATCCCAATTTTTATATATAGCAACAACAACACCTATCAATGCACCAATGGCTAAAACAACAAGCCCAATAGGATTAGCAGTTAAAAGGAAATTAGTTACAACCATAACTCCATTGAAAAGTAAAGTTTTAGCACTAGCCAACATTATTGCAGTTTTGTATACTCCAAAAGCAACAGCAACACCAGTTATAATAGGTGCTATCCAATCCCAGTTGTCTTTTATATCTTTAGCAATACCAATAGCAAAACTTCCAGCTTTTTGTAATATATCCCAAACCTCGTCTAAGGCAGGTTTTATCTTTTCAAACATCTTACCTAGCAACTCTTTAACTTCTGTGATATAAGGCTCAGCTTTTATTACCATAGCTTCAACTTTATCCGCTAAACTCAATATATAATCTTGAATAGCAGGTATTTTACTATGAAACCACTCAGCTAGATTACCAAGTTTTGGCATTAATTTCTTACCTAACTCAGCCTGCATATCGCCCCAAGCACCTTTCATTGCAACAATTTTACCCTCATCTGTCGCTCTAAGTGCTTTATTTGTTCCACCTATAGATTTCTCTAATTTTTTATTTATAAATTCAATTCTCTGTTCTGTTGACATAACCTTGAATAATTTTTCTTCATTAGCAGTTAACACAACACCATATTTCTTTAAAGCGTTGACTTTTCCATTAATTGCTTTTCCATAAAGTTCTCCAATAGCGATAGCGTCTTCCTGCGTTCCATTTAAACCTTTATCAAAGGCAATCATATCGTCAAGTATAGGCATTGTTTTTTTAATTTGGTCTGCGTTCATTTTAAAAACAGCTAATCTACTTGCACCAGCAACAGCAACGTCATCTCCAACCACTCCAACGTCTTGTAAAGCACTAGCCTCATCTTTTAGCATTTTAATATGCTCTTTACTTGCATTGGCTTGTTTCATTAAATTTGTTTCGAGTAATTTATCTGCTTTTAGTTTATCTTTCGCTGCATCTATTTCTGTTTGA